AACTTAGGAACATATTGCCCTTGAGCCATTGGAGAAACGCTTTCTGCCTAGGTGATAGTGCCTGTTGTGACGCTCTAGGATCTATTTGTTCAACAACTGCCAAACCGAATTGTCCATTGGAATTGAACCTATATTTTCTATGTATGTGATGATGTTTAAGAAGTTCATTAACGTCGTCACACCATTCCATCGCAAACCTATTGTACAATTCAGGAACGAAAGCTGTGTTGTTGGCGTGGCCAGCCCCCCTTTCGATTGATGTGTACCTCCATTTTGTAAAAGATGATTGATAATATCTAAACGCACTTCTCCGTAAGAGAATGGCGCTAGGATTTTGGACCACTACAAAACGAGGATTGTTGAGTTGTTCAAAGGTCTCAGGGACAGGTAAACCTCTTGCCGCATGGGTGCTAGCAATTGCCTTAATTTTTTGAGCTCTCCATAACCTTAAGGCAGCAGAATCTTCTGCTGTTGGGACACGAACGAACTTACTCAGATACTCAACCTGGGTTATGTTCTTCGTAGTTTCTATTTCAAGGTTGATGCCGACTTCCATACAGTGTTTTTGAAACGTCGCAACATCCTGCACGGTATTAAGGCCAAATTGCCCACCTGATTGCCATACGGTGTCATCTGAAGTGTTGGCGATAGTGTTGTATTTAAAGAATTCCTTCGGTGGCTGACCTGTTGTCTTACTCCAGGCCCAAATTACACCCGCTTTAAAAGCGTGCGTGTTAACGTTTGACGTGTCGGAACCACCGGTTGAACCTCCCCTGTTCTTAGGATGCACGTTTGAAAGCAGTTTATAGTTTGACGCAGCAACTGCTTTGATATCTTGATACAACGCGTCGAAATTTCCGGGTGAGTAAGTAAAGGTTTGATGTAGATGGAATTTCCTTTGTGCCTCCGAGATGTCACCATATTCATATTTTCCCATCCAGTTTGACCGATTTGGCCTGAGGGATGGGTCCCAAGTCAAAACAGTTTTCCCATCAGGTACTTTGATGGATGCTATGTATTTCTGCTTTTCCTGATGGGTTTTGCACTTGTTGAATTTTTGCCAGTCCACCAACATTGCCAAGGGCACGATGTTCTGTGGACTGCGGGATTCAATCTGTTTCCGAATTTTCTTGTTTTCAACGCATATAGTTAATGAATCATATTCAGGCTCTGTAACGCCTATGATCCATGCATTTTGTCGGGCATCATAAGATGCTCGGATGACTGATGCGATGTTTTTGCCGTTGCCACTTGGATGGTCCTTAAAACCTAAATCCCAAAGGCAACCGTTAATTTCAAACAATATCGGTTTGCAAATTGAATCAAATGCAGTTGCATCCATGATGATGTAACGACCTCCTCTTTCTTTTTGTTGGTCTGCCATTTTGGAGTAAATCCTTTCCATTGATTGATTCAATGGCATACCAATTCCGGCACCGTATGTTTCCCAATTTTGTCTCTTGTTTCGTTCTATCTGAAGACACTGGTCGACATAGTAGGAAAACAGGTCCTGACTAACAACGGTGCGTACATCTTTGTTCGTCCCACCCATCTCTGGCGGCAAGCATTTCTTAATATCAACTACTTGAGACTTGACGAAGGCATGATAAAATTGAACAGGATACTCGCCTGTTTTAAGGTAATGTAAAGCTTTCTGCTGCATTACCTTGTCATAACCTGCGTCAAACATAGCTTGCCGACTTTTGAAAGATCTTCCATTAATGAAAGGCGTCCCTGGTGAATATTTTTGTTTCACATAATTATGCACTGCCCTAGGCGGAAGAACCCCGGCATCTGCGAAAACCTCTGGGTACTGATCAAACATTGCCTGAGCGACTTCTTTACACATTTGTCTGTCTTCGCTTGTCAGCACAGGATATTTAGGTTCATACCTATGTTGACTCTTGGCTATAAGCTCAGGCATCTTGTCAGCAAGGAAAACTCCGTCCCCACCTTGTTTTATACCTTGCTCGTGGTACTGATCAATCCTTTTTTGGTATTCGACGTCAGTTTCATATTCATCTTTGCTGAAACCCAGTAAACTGGCTTCCTGTTCAGACATCAAAGGTTTCGAATAACCGATAGGTCTTCGTTGCGGTCCTCCTATCTGTTTTCTCTTGTGAGCACCATATCTCTTTGCAAGTTCTTTGGCTTCTGAAACAAAACGGTTATAATCACTCTCGAAATCTGTCCGACCATAGTACTCGGAAAATGCAATGGAAGCAGCCAACCTGGCTTTGACACCCAACATCCCCGTTCGGTATAGACCAGTCAAACCCCAGACCGTTTTAACTCTCTTGCTTGCCTCCAGACCCCAGGCGTAGTCAAGGAACGCGCATCCGGCCACAAAGAGGCGCCGGAATGCATCTGAAGAATGTTGATATGCTAAGTTTAGAAAATACGAAAGAGACAACAGTATTGGTCGCATAAATATATAAATATTGGAGGAGACTGTTCGCAACCATGCAATCCAAGTTGATATTAGTTCTGACCTCCTGACAAAACTGATTGCATGGTGGAGGGTGTCCACAATCTGAGCCCATGTGTGTTTAACGTAGGGCGGAATAGGCTCGATTGTGATCAGAGCATCCTTCGGAAATTCAAGTTCCTCTATTGTTTTTGTGAACAACCTCATTGAGGATTCTAAAAGATCGTCTTCCTCAAGGAATGGAGAGGCGTTCAGTAAATTGTTTTGAATGCAAGAGACTTCGGCGATGAACGCTTCTAAGGTTTGATCCTTAGACCAGTCTATTTCTTCAACCTTCTCTCCAGGTTCCCCTTCAAGGAAGTTTTCAGTGACCTGAAGAGCCAAATCCTCTGGTTCTATTGGGATACGTTCAATCCCTGCAGCAAAACCTAAGGACTTGTAAAGAAAAGAGTCCTTGGGTTCCACTCCCGGTGTGACGAATTTTATTACTGAGACCAACGTCTCAGATGATTGCAATGAAAACCACACCAAGGCAAGTACCGAACCTAAGAACATGGTTCCAGTTATTGATTGCCAAACCACCGTTCTAGCAGCCATTGTGACACAATTATGTGTAGCAGAATAAGGTTGAGGTGTGTCGCTTAGCATTCTATACAAAATTGCTTTATTGACACCAAATTTATACTTGCGTGCATTCGACTTGAGTTCTCTCTTTCGACGGACAAGCCTAAACGAACCACCAACCTCCTGTTGTGACCCATTCACAAACACTCCCTCAAAAATGTAACCATTGTTTTCATCCAAAAAACAATAGTGCCCAAAAGGCCAAGGAAATTGGATATTGAATCTTTTGACCGGCTCATAAACGAGGGATAAATTCTCTTTCGTGAGTGAATTGTAATCTCTGATACTCGTATCCACAATTTTCTTGATGCACCACAATCCCACCACGGTTCCAGTCATAGAATTTGCCAGACATAACAGGGGAAACTTCCATAGTGCTGACGCCATTGTCTTGACTATTTGTTTGATCCCCATGGTTTTAAGACAAAACCTGGCGACAACCGTTGGGATCGTAAAATACAAAACGAGGACAAACATCCAATTCGTGTAAAGATAATTGCAAATTGCAAATGCCTTTAAACTCCAAAACAATAAATTTGAAAGTAAAGAAAACTTTATTGACCAGACATAAGAAATCAAGGAAAACAACTTCACAGTGAAAGGGACTTGTAACTTGAAACCTGAGAAGCATAGCCATCCCAAAAATGGAGCAACACTAGGTTGCTTAAAATCTTTGGGTTTTGGGACAGTATGGTAATCTCTGTCCATATAAGGACTGTGGATAACAACTTCAGCGCCAGCAGCC